ATCTTAGTTGCGGGCCTTGTTCTACTCGCGCTTATTCTCGTAGGTTACAAATCGTGTAACCTGTACGACAACTATAGCATCCTTCGAGGGAAGTACGATGCTTTAACTGAAGAGTATGATACTCAAGGGGATAATTTAAAGGCGCAAATATCACGTTTGCGCAATCTTATTGCACAAAAAGACGAGGAATTGCGCAATATAACTGCACATATTGTGGAGAAAGAGGGCGAGATTTCCACTCTACACGCCCAAACTGACGAGTTGGAAGAAGCCTACGCTAAAGTTGACAAGTCGGCACAAGATGTCAACTCTTTGAATCAACGGGTTGTGAACTTGGAAACTCAAGTTACCATATGGAAACAAAAGTTTACAATTTCCGAGGGTATCATAGCGGATAAGAACAAGATTATATTCAACCTCAATGAGAAATACGAATCCCAGGTAACAATAAGTTTTAACTGGGAGACCTTATACAATAACGAGGTTAAGCTACATGCCCTATGTAAACAGCGGTTAACCCTGGCAGATAAAAAACTAAAAGGTTTAAGGTTTGGGAGTACTATAAAGAACGGGTTGGTGATAGGTTTAGCGGTAGGAGTTATCTACGGCCTAGTACGGTGAGAAGAGTATGGATTATACTAGCCTTTTTCTTACTTCCCGCAATTTTACACTGTCCACAATCTGTTTATATAACAGAAGGGAATATATTTGATGGGCGATTCAATAACCCCGTGGAAACCTTGTACGTTATCTGTTTCAATGGGCACTATTATTCACTATCCACACAAGAGGCAAACCAAATATCCATATCTCCTTTTTTCCTCAAGACATTCCTTGAAGAACGGGGATACACCCTAAAAGATGTAGCAATAATGATGCACAACCATTTTTACATGCCGATGTTATCGTGGCCGGACAGGAACTCGCTGTTAAAACTGAGGAACTACGGGTTTCGTGGCAGTTTTGGAATATATATCACATCGACAAGCACAGTTATATATGATAGACCTTGGTTGAGGGAGATAAGATGATCGAGAAGTTGGGTGGAATGGAACCGATAGTTATTGTACTTATAATTCTGTACCTTGTTGTTAAGGAGTTGGTGATACCGATGTATCGCAAGGCTAAGGGTAAGCCGATTCATGCGTATAATCCGCATGTGCCTGGAACGGCACCATCTTGTATCAAGCACGGAGAAGAACTCTCTTCTATAAGAACGGATATAAGCAACTTTAAAGAACATATCTACGATATGAAACTCGAACTGAAAGAAGTGCGGGGTGTAGCGACTACTCTCGCCACCTTTGTAAGTAAGAAACTAGATACGTGACAATGAGTAAAAAACTTCAACAAGCCGAGTCTATTAAACAACACAGGGAGACTGATGCCCAGAGGTTGCGTGATAACTACCTCGCGGTAATCCAACTCCATACTGCACCAGACGGCAGTTTAACGGGAACACACCAGGAAATAAGGAACTACTTAAAGGCGTGTTCCGACCTTGCTAAATTGCAACACTTGTTACAAAAGGAAAAAGACGATGGCAAGGGCAAGGATAAGGAAGAGTCACCACTTACCAAGGAAGATAATAAAAAACTTGACACCCTACTAAAAGAAACACTAGGAGACAAATGGACAGGGTTGAAAAAAGATATTTAAGGGAACTCTGTCTTGCCTCGTTTTATCACTTCGTATCCATTATCATCATGCACGCCATTCGTGATGATGAACAACATCCACGTCTACCCCTAAAACCTTTCCACGAAGAAGTCCTGGACTTCTGCCAAGACCCAAGACACAAACGCAAGGGCATACTCATGCCCCGTTACTTCCTAAAGTCTACCACCATCACCTGTGCTATGCCTCTGTGGTTGTGGCTGCGGAACAACAATATCAAAAGCCTCATAGTAACAGAGACAACAGACAAGGCAACTGATTCTATCGTGTTCATCCGTGGGCAGATAGAAAAGAATACACTACTCCAACTCATATTCCCCGAGGTCGTTATGACCGACAAGTGGAAACGTGAGAACCGGTGGAGTGCTGCCGCCATTGATTTCCCGAACACGGGTGTAAGCAAAGACCCGTCTATCAGGGCACTCGGAGTAGGTGTGGCATCACAGGGTATCCACGTTGACCATGCCTTCCTCGATGACATCATCGGGCAAAAAGATATGCTCTCTGCTATCGAAGCCCAAAATACCTGGACATGGTTTGGAAATGTAGAGGAATTAACAATTACACCCGACCGCACTAAACCACATGCCTCGTATATTTATCTCATTGGCACACATTATGCACCAGAAGATATTTATGACCGTGTACGCAAGACAAAGCATGAGTACAGGTGGAAGCACGTACCCGCCGAAGAAAACGGTGAACCTACATGGCCTGAGAAACTATCCAAGGAGGCCATCGAGGAGATGAAGAACGACCCTGACCGTGCCATAGTTTTCTACACCCAGATGCAGAACAACCCCATGGAGTCGGGGCTTACCGCTTTTAAGCCCGAGTGGAAAAAGTTCTATCAGTTTTCAAAAAATGAGGATGGTGATGTAGTCGTAGTGTGGATAGACCAAGAAGACACGCCGCGTGTAGCAAAACTGAAAGAATTAGACAAGTCTGCAACGATTGATCCGGCTACCATATCAGCCTCGATGAAGTCTGCCTGCCGCACAGCTATTGTCGTGGTAGGGACACACCATAAGACGAACACCAAGTTTGTACTAGAGGCGTGGGCAAAGAGAATCCGAAAGCCTGCCGAGTTGTATAATAAGATATTTGAGTTTCACGAGAAGTACCGCCCGAGAAAGTGGGGGATAGAAACCTTCAGCCAACAGAACTGGGCTAAGTCTACCATAATGACTGCCGCCCAAGAGAAAAAGTATGCCATTTACTTGAGGGACTTACCGAAAGACATGGGAAAGGATGCTAAGGCTAGGCGAATTGAGGCGTTGCAGGAGGACTTTGCGTGCGGGCAGATATATTTCCACGAGACACAGAGAGATTTAATCGGTGAGTACCATGGCTATCCGATGGCACCGACGAATGATTTGATAGATGCGCTCGGGTATCATAAGTATTGGTGGAGGTCGTCTACCAATGTGGACGACATTGAGAAGTCACGCTTGAGGCGTGAGTCTGAATGGCAGTTTGAAACTGGGATTACAGGGTATGGCGATGCGGGTTACTGAGTTCCCCTCCCCCAAAAATCTGGGATAAAAATTCCTAGCATTTAAACCCCTATAGTATCTATTGTTTTCTTCAGGTCTACCGTTACTACCTCCGGTTTTTTGTCAGAAGTGGGTTGACTCACCTCTGACTTCTTTCCTATGTTCTTTAGGGCTTCTTTAAATTCTTCAAACGTACACGAAATAATGCCACCAATGATTCCAGTAACATACATCTCTTCCGTTACAAGGGTAGGTTGTATGTTTACATTGTTTTGTTTCCTTTTATTGTAGGCGAACTTCAGGTCGCCTTTCTTGAGATACGTTTCAAACTTCACCACCTTTTTCGACGGCGGGTAGTAGAAAACGAATATACCCTGCTTTCTCTCATCATCCATGGCGAGGTAGCCATTATGTCCGGTTAGGGTTGTCTTTTCGATGCTCATTTTTCCTCCATCTTGATGCCAAGTTCTTTGAGTATGCTTAAAATCATATCCTTCACCTCACAAGACATGGGGCGGTATGGACTGTTTTCAAATCCACGATCTTGGAACTCCTTATCAACAAACTGATATACCTTCTTTTTACTCACGGTTGGTTTTTGCTGTAATGCTGTAATATCCACGCCCCTCTCGCTCAGTTGTTCAAGGATGCTCATTTTACAGGAGTTTTTAATCATCTCTCTTAATTGGTCGTAGGCTTGTTCCATTTCTTCGATACATTCGGGATGATGTAGCTTAACGTGTGGGCGCAACTCAGTAAAAGCATCCAATAAATAATCATCAAGTATTTCCCCACTCAGCCTTTCATTCGCCATCTTTTTGCTCCTTACCTGCCCCCGATTTGTCAATACCTATCAGCGTTTTCAATTCCTTACACTTTGCCATGATGTTGCGACATTCTAATCTTGGATCACTCCAATCACATCGTATTGCTAGTGCCTCATCCATAATTTCCTGTACTATACCTAGCATTTTTTCCTTATCCATCCTCCCCTCCTTTTTTCTCAGTCTCTACCCCCGATTTTAGTACCTCCAGAAGTGCGGAGAGTAGGGCTTCGTGGATATTTGGACTTGCTCCACCTGCAATATTTTCATCTTCCACATCTTTCCATATACCCACTTCATAGAAATCAGGTTGGTCTTGGATGCGAATGAAATACCCCAGCTCCCGAAGTTTATCCAGACAGTCAGAGATTGAGGGGATGGGGATATATTCCTTTTTGTGGATTTCGCCAAAACTTCCCCAGTAAAGTTGTCTCGTATCTTTGTCTATCCAAAATATCTTCCCATCAACTAATTCTGGGTTAAACTTTTGTTTGCCACGCTTGATTTGAATTAGGCAAATCCAGCCCCCCACATAAATCTCCATCCTCCAATGCTCGGCAATCTTCTTGCTGAGTTCAATCACCTTTTTTGTTATGTCTGATTGTTTCATCCTCTCCTCCTAGCTACCTGCCGATTTCTTTATCTCAGATAGAGTACAGCTATAAATCATAATAGGGCAGGGGAAGTCATTGGGGTTGAATTTAACCAAACAAGCCTGTCCGTGAAAATTATCTTCTCCAAGTATTTTCATGACCGTTCCGTTGAGATTTGCCAACCCAAAACGCTTCATTGTGTCAGTCTGTAAAACCCTAACCCTATTACCGACCTTTTGTTTTGGTATGTGTTCCATGTTTCCCTCCACCTGTCTCTTATACACATCTGACGCTGCCGACGAGCGATCTAGTGTAGATCTCGG